AGAGGCGTCGGCATCGTTTAGCCGGGCGTAGACCAGCACGCGGTCCTCACGGGTGGTGGCGGGGGTGCGGGCAAAGCCGGTCACCACCGGGGGCATCGTGATCGCGCCGGTTTCGTCGCGCTGGAGCATATTGGGGTGGGTGGCGTTTAGCTCGGTGACCAGGGCGGGCATGTTGGGGACGAAGAGGATGGTGTCGATCATAGTGAGGTTAGCTCCTGCGCTTGGGTGGCTGTGTAGGTGTTTGGTGAATACCACTCTGTTTCAGTTGAGCCATTTGTGGCAAAATCAGTGGCGCTGGTTCTCGAGTTTAAACGCAACTCAAAAACATCTGGCATTTCTGTGTCTGACACACCGTTAAACAAAACCTGCCCGTTTACTACGTAGACGACGTTTTTCCCCTCCCAGCTAAGAAGCGCCTTTATTCGACTGCCGCTCGGCAGATCGGGTGACATTCCTGATGACGTGAATCCAGCACCACCGTTGCGCCAATAAGCTGTCCCTATTATACCTGATGATGTCACATAACAAATACCAACATAGTTTGATGAGTTGCCTGCATTTAAAGCACAAGCAAACCCCGGAGCCCCGCTGTACTCTGGTTTGCAGTCAATAAACACTGCACCTTGGTTCTGGCTAAACTCCGCCCCCAGCGTTCTGCTAACGTTATCAGCCGCCCGCGTCACAGGCGCATCCTCAGTGACAATCACGGGGCCGGGGGATGTGCCTGTGACTAGCTGTATGTTATGCAGCGTAATACTGGCGGCGGTGTTGCCACTATACATCCCAGGATAAATAAATAATCTAGGGTCAGTTGCAGTTGGCATATTAACAGACATGCGACAGATGTAATGTGAGCCTGCGTCAATCACGTATGCACTAATTAGTCCGGTAGACGATGCATCAGTTGCCGTTCCCGCAATAACATCAAATATGACGCGTCCTGTTAATGCAGGCCCACCGTTTTCAGACAGTAGAACAGTAAAAACAGGCCCACCAGTAACAATAAACTCAATGCTAATCGTGCCAGTCACGCCAGAGGGCACGTTTTGCCGAATCTGTGAAAAAGCGGCATTATCAGGTTTTGATAGAATGTACCGAGTTTTGCCATCTATAACTGATTGACCATCTGCAACAACTGATGCATTGAGGGATTTTGCCCAAACCGCGTTGCTTGGATCTGAGCTACACAACAACTCATTCGTCACCGCCCCCGAAATCTGCGCCTGATACCGCCCCGTTTCCGGGTTCCACTCCCTCGCCAGCACATTCGGCGGCACTTCAACGTATTTCAGAGCGCCATCGGCGGTGTGCTGGTACGCCAACGTTGGCGTTTCGCGAATCGTCGTCCACAATTCTCCACTGTCCAACGCATCCTGCACGCCGCCTACCAGGGCGGTGCCTAAGCCGTGGGCGTCTAGGTCAAAATCTGAGTGGAGGGTTTGGCCGTGGTCGCCCAGCCGCTGAAGCGAGCGTGCTAGGCGGGTTTGTTTGCGGTTGGCTTGCTCCAGTGCTTGGGCGATGCCGGTGAGGCTGGGGTAGGTCTCGATTTCTGTGGCGACACCGGCGTTATTGCGCCATAGGGTGAGAAAGCCTGCCTGGTTGGCGGCCACGGTTTTGAAGTACTGCCCGTCGCTGGTGGCGGTCAGGCCTGCGCTCGTGTCGGGATAGACTTGACCACTGACCACGGCGGCATCGCGGGCGGCTTCGGCACTGGTTTGGGCAGCCACGGCGCCTGTCTCGGCATCTTCGGCACCGGCTTGAGCCGCTAGGGCAGTGTCGCGGGCATCGACCAACGCCTGCGTGGAGCCGATGCGCTCCTGAGCATCTTGCAGGTGCCCTTCGACAGCGGCACGGTCTTCGGAAACGGCCTGGCGGTCGTCGCCTACTTCTTGGCGGAGTGTTTGGCACTGCTGTTTAAAGCTGGCAGCGGCGGCGGCATCATTCTTTGCCGATAGCCCCATCGCTACCGCTTGCTGTAAACACGGGATGAAACGGATGGTATAGCCCAGGCCATCCAGGCCTGTGTTCGGGTCGGCATCATCCGTGTAGGTCTGACCGTTACCGCCTAGCGCTTCAGGAAACGTGACTGAGGCCATTTATAGAATCTCCAGCAAGGACATGGAATTTTCAAAGTTCGCGTAGTACGGGTAGTTGATGCCGTTCAGCTCGGTTTGCTGGGCAATCATGGTGCGCGCAAAGTTGGTGGGTAACTGCACCGGTGACCAGAGGTAGAGGATCTCGCCCACCACGTCCTGGGTGCGCTGTAACCGATGGACCCGCAGAAACGCTTCGTCTTCCGTTAGGTGGCCCAGGTCGAACATCACGGTGCGCTTGGGCGTAACACGGCGGGCATAGCCGGTGCGGGCGGGGTCGCCTGCCCGGGTGATTTGCGTGCCGGTGTCGTAGCCATGTTTCACGCCCCAATTCAGGTTTTGTCGGGGCTGCCAAACATCGGTGAGCATGACGCGCCCGAGGAGGATGGCCCCGGCGGGGTTGCCGGGGTCGAGCAGCTCTATATGCACACTGGTAGCGATAAGCCGCTCGGGGAAGAACAGCGTCATCAGCGGGGTGTAGTTCTGGCGGTCATCTTCCGATAAGCGGCGGTTCCAGAAGTTATCGTCACCCCACACCACATCCTCCAGCCCGTACAAAACGGGCCAGACGTTTTGCCAGCCGGTGTCGGCGATCAGGTCCGTTTGCCCCGCATCGCGGTACGCACGCGCCCGCACCGTGGCCGTCGATGTCATGTTATGGGCGGCAATGGCGAGCGCCTGCAGCCGACGACGCTTAGGCAGCGTGATGGAGAACTGGGTAGCAGCAGGGTCTAACGATGCCGTTTTTGCGACGACAGAAAAGCGATCATCCTGCACGTGTTCCAGCGGCAACGTGGGTACCCATGCACCGCCGGAAACTACCGCCTGATCAATGTAGTTAGGCCAGCAGAGGACGATTTTGTTGGGATCTAGCGCCATGTCAGCCCCACAGGTTGAGTGATAGTTCGTCGGTTTGTGCGTTGAGCCGGTAGCCGGTCACGCGCATGGCACGCCCACTGCCATAGCCCTGGCGGGGCGTGATCAGCGTTAGGTTGCCGCCCACCGTGGGCAGCACGGCCTCCAGGGCTTCCACCTGCACGCTATCGCGGCGCACGCTGAGCAGTTGCAGTACGCGATTGGCCACGGCTTGGCTTTGGGCGTAACTGGCGAGCACGCTGTTAATGGTGATTTCACCGGCGAGGGGATGGCGTTCACGCACCGTTTCATCGCTGGCCACCACGCGCCTGGTCGGCTTGGCTAGCCGCGCCCGGCGGGCGTTATCGACGTTACCGGCGAGGTCGTCTTGCACCGTCTCGATACGGTCACATTCGACCGTGACTCGCCACACGGGTAAGCCGCCGGGACCGGCACCGGTGGCACTGCGGGTTACGGTTTCGATGGCGTTGTCGCGTATGGCGCTATCGGTTGGTTCGGGCGCTTCCCAATCCCCCAGTCGCAACACTTGGTCGGCCTGTACCGCGAGCCACCCGCCGATGCTTTCAGCGATGCGGTCGAGCAGATCCAGCGTGTTGGTTTCTGTGGTTAGGTAGAAGCGCACCGCGCCATAGGCGTTGAGCGTTGCCACATCGTCTTCATGCAGGGTGTAGCCGCGTGCCGTTGCCAGCGCCTGGGCAACGGCCCCGGCACGTGGGTCGCTTTGCTCGGCATCCACGGTGACGGTGCCGGTGGCTGTGCTGCCCAGGCGGACATACCCCTGGTAGGCACGCCATTGGCCAGCAGCAGGCGCGGTGCTTTGTAGCTCAGCCAGGCTGGCGTAGGTGCCGCCATCCGTTAGCGCCACACCTCTGTCGTAAACCGCTTGAATAGTGCAGTCCGCCAGCGACGACACCTGATAGATGAGCAGCGACGTGTTGACCTGTACCGGCTGAGCGTTGCGCGCTTGGCCAAACACCAAGGGCTTAGGCTCGCCGGCGATGTCGTCTTGCGTGCCTTCTAGCCCATTGGGCAGCACGTTATCGCCTGCATAGGTGCCCATCGGATGGGGTGAACGCAGCGGCTCCAGCGGGTCACGTAGCACCACCGAGACTTCCGTATCTGAAAACGCCAGACGTGCCACCGTGCCAATGACTTGCGGCACGCCGTTAAACGCCAGCACCATCTCACGGCCATCCACCGCATAATCAGCCAGGTAGTCCAGTCCGCCGTCATCGTTGAGCAGCGTCGTTTCACCATAGCCAGAGCGGCTTTGGTTGAGCAGCTGGCCCGCGTAGAGCCCTGCTTCATAGAGCCCCGGCTGCTGAATGCGGGGATCGTAGAAGTGGTCGTCGTCATCCAGATAAATCCCCTGGCTAAAGCGCAGCGTTTGCGGCTGGTTCTCTGCGTCGCGGGCTTGAATGGTCAGGGTCCAGGTCATCGCTTAACCGCCTCCAACCGCTTGTCGTCTTCCATGCGTTTTAGGAACTTATTGCTACGCTCGATGGCCGCGATCTGCTGAGTGGCCGCCGCGCCGCGCTGAACGTTCGCCGCTTCCAGGTGCTGGTTGCTGGCATTGATTAAGCGCTTCAGGTCCTCACGCAGCTGCTGGTTTTCACGGATTAAGTCGCGCTGCACCTGCAGCACATCGCTCTGGCCTAGCGCGGGGAATTGCGGCATGGGAGGTAGTTCGGCACGCACGCCCAGCGAGCCATTGCTATGGCGAGTTAACGGCATAATCGCTTCATCACCGCTTTCACCCATTAAGCCCATGTCAAACAACGTGGGTGATGAAACGATGCTATTGGTGAACACACCGCCCTTGGCGAATTTGCGGCCTTCGTCCATGCCGTAAAGCAAGAAGTGTTGAAAGCCACTATAAACATCGCCGCGGTTTATAGCCTCTGCGATGTCCGGGTTTAGTCTCAGGTAGTTGGCTTCGTCAAAACCCACAGCTGAAATCAGCTTGTCTACGTTATTTCTAGCAACGCTAGGAGCGAGCGATCCTGCGTTAAAGTCGCCTGCTAGAGCGCGGGCAAACCTTTTTTGCGAATCCCTGTCCTTCATGGTTTGTGTTAAATACGAGAAATTACCACTAGCATTAACCAGTGAGGTTACTTGCGAGCTAGTTAATGTTTTTCCGACAGGTTGGCTAGGCGAAGTGTCCGTGTTTGAGCTTCCACCCGACCCGCCGCCCACCGTAGAGCCAGATCCCGAGACATTAACGATCAGCTCCAAATCCCTAATGGCGTTTTCAATGTTAGCCAACGCCCCAATCTGCCGAACCATGTAGTTTTGACTGCCGCTGCCGCCGAAGTATTCGGAAAACGTTTGTGCAAGCGGCACTTGCTTGGCAAGCGGTCCAGCAAGGCCGGTGTTCCCAGCAACCGTTTGCAACTGGTCGATCATTGCTTGTAGCTGCGGGTCAATATCGGTTAGCTCATCACTACCCAAGCGACCGGCAAGGTCGTCTAAGCTGCCCTCTACCAGCGCTTGAGCCTGCTGATAGATATTGCCGCTGGCACCGTAAGCCTCGGCGGCGCTCAAATACTGCTGAGCAATGCCGGTAATGCCGCTGATCGTGTCCTGTACCAGCGCGCTATCATCGCTGGTGTAGATCGTTGAGATGGCGGCCAGGAATGACTCTTCAGCATTCTGATACGCCGTTTCGGGTGAGACGCCCGCGCCGCCGGTATTCTGCAGCGACTCGACAAACTGGCGGATGTTCTGCCCGGCGCTCATCATGGTCCGCGCTTCTTGCTCTAACGCACGGATGCGCTCTTGTTGTGCGCGCTCCGCTTCTTGCATTGCGGCGCGCTCGTCCTCAATGGCCCAGATGCGCTCTTGCAGGGGGCGATTGCTTTCTGCTAGTTGAGATAACTCATAATCACGCAGTGCGTTGGCATTCCCTTGCACGCGTAGTAGCTGCAGCTCTAACTGAGTGCGCTCACGCATTGCATCCGCGCCACCGATGGCAGCAACGCTAGCCGCTTCCGCAGAGTTCGCAATGTTCCATAGAGCGCCATCAAGCGTCAGTGAACCAGAGGCTACCCGATCAAACCAATACTCAAGGCCAGCAGTATCCGGCGCACGGCCTAGCTCGCTCTGATACGCCTGCTCAATCGCTTGGCGTACCGCCGCGTTGGTTTCGCGCAACGCCGGGGCAAGCTGCATCAGCTGATACGCTAGTTGACCTCCGGCCTCTGTATTAAGGTCTTGCGCTTCGACTAGGGTACGCAGGCCCGCAACAGTGGTCGGCACTTCATCCGTGACGTTGGATAGCGAGCTGTAGAGATCTAACTGGGCGTTGCTTAGGCGCTCGGTTTCGGTGAACGCGGCGTTGTAATACGCCTGATTCACGGCAGCGATGTTATCCAGCCCGCCGACGTAGTCAGACAAGCCGGCGGCGGCATTGAGCGCTCCTTCTGCGGTGGCGTCGAACTGCAGGTTAAGGCGGGCGCTATTGCTGTCGATGAGTTGCATGGCGTTAGCGGCTTGCACTACGCGACCTGTGATTTGCTCTGCATCTAGCCCTAGCCCGCGTAGCGATGCGGAAAAATCACCGTCTAGCACATCGACCACAGCAAGCGTGCGAGTAGCCAGCTGGCCCGCGATCCCGGCGGCGTCGCCTGCGTTTAAGCGCACAGCCTGAGCGGCGCTGGCCATGGCCTGCGCTTTCTCTGCGCCGCCTTCCATGCCAACAACTGCCCCCACCATGGCGTTATCTAGCGCGGTGATGCCGTCTAAAAACGCCTTGGCGTTATCAAAGCCGTCGAAGGTTTCTTCTAAGCGGGCAGTGTTAGGGTCATAAAACCCTACGGTGCCCAGCGCGCCACGGCTGTACACGCCTTCGCCGTAGTTTTCAAACAGGCCGCGACGCCCTGGGTCTACGTCCTGACCTACGGTGGCTAGCTCGAATTTAGGGGCGGTTTTACCGCCACCAAACAGGCTGCTAATACCCTTAACGATGCCGTCAGTAATGCCCAGCCCTAGCACGTTATCGACCAGCAGCGCGCCACCTACCCACGGCATGGCGGCGCTGGCGGCACCCATCAGGCCACCACCGCCCGCCGCAGCCGCGCCAGCAGCTGCGCTGCCAGCAAAGCCGGTATACGTGCCGGTGGCAGCAGCAGCACCAAAGCCGCTTGCATAACCAATCGGTGCGGCGGCTGAGGCACCAAAGCCCAACGCACTACCAATGCCGCCAATGGCATCGCCCACGTAGGGCAACTTTTTAGCGCCGTTGTATAGCGAGCTAATGCCGTTAAGGTTGAAGCCACCACCGCCGCCAACTTGGCCACCCACGCCGGGAATACCCAGCGTGCCGCCCATCTGCTGCGTAAACTGCACCACGATGGGCTTTAGGGTGGCTTGGTAGGCCAGCTCGGCTAGCAGGCGTTTGAAGCCGTCTAGCAGTTGGTCGGTAAAATCATCGAACGAATCGAACGCGCCAACAAACGCATCGGCAAACGTTTCATCAATGCGATTGCTGGCTTCTTCCCATGCCCGCGCCATTTCGTCAGCCGCAACGTCGGTGACTTCCGCAATATCGGTCGTCTCCCGCTGCGCTGCTTGAAACGACTCCTGCAGCATGCCCATGGCCTGCATGTACTGCACAGCATTGATGCGGCCCGTGGCCAGGGCCAAATTCAGCGTGCCCACGTCCTGCGCGTACTGCCGTGCGGCGCGACGGTTGGGCTGGATGCGGTCGAGCAGGTTTTCGTAGCTGTTGGCGAGCGTGGTGGTTTGTTTGGCGGCTTCGCGGGCGGCGGCGGCGGTGGTGTTGGTGGCATCGCCAAGGTCGGTGGTTGGCGTGATAACGTCACGGGTCGTGCTCTCTAGCGCTTCTAGCTTGCTATCTATTTCAGCAACCGAGCCGCCCGCTGCTTCAATAGCGTTCCGCGTATCCATGAGCTGCACTTGCAGATCCTGAAGCGCCTGTTGCGATTCGCTGCTAGGCCCGGCACCGAAGGCAGAATGGCCGCCGATTGCATCCCATTGGCGCTGTTCATCGGCCACAATTTGCCGCTGTCTACTAACCTCCATCGCAAGCTGGGTTTGGCGAAACTGCTGGAACTGCTGCTCTGCTTCCAGCATGGCGCGTGCGTTTTTAAGCGCGGCCTCCGAGTTGGCATCTAGCGCGCTGGTCATGTCGTCCACGCGCTCAGTAGCGGTTTGCACCTTGGGCGCCACTAACCCCAGCTCTTCGCGGAAATAGTAGATAGCGCCACCGGCGATCATTGCCGCGCCTAGTGGCCCGCCCACCAGCGCCATCGCGGCCCCCGCACCACGCGTAGCCGCTGCCAGAGAGGCCTGAGCGCCTGCCGCCGTAGCGCTAACGCCCGCCATGCGCGCCAGCGCCATTTGATAGGCGATAGACTGCTGAGTAGCCGCGAGTTTTGCCGCCGTAGCAGTAGCGAACGCTCCCGCGTAGCGGCCTGCCAGCAGTACGGCAAGCACTTGAGCGCCATCAGTGAGGTGGCCAACCACCACTTCTGCGCCGCCAGCCTCTTGGATAAACGCATTGACGTTTTGTAGCCCTGCCGTCATCGCAGGCACTAGCTCAGAAAGCAGCGTTTGGCTGACACCCTGCGCGGCAAACTTTAGGCGATCGACTTCATCGTTATAGCTTGCCATGGCGTTGGCGGTGTCTTGGCTGATCGTTAGGCCCAGCGCGTCAGCCTCCGCGCGCATGGCAGCAATGGCATCGGTGCCACTGTTGACGATCTGCACCAGTTTTACGCCTTCACTATCCCAAAGCTGCTGGGCAAGGCGCACGCGCTCACTGCTGTTTTCCACGCCCTGCATGGCTTCCGCGATGCGCTCGAACTGGTCTTCTGGGGCCAGTTGGTTCAGCTCTTGGGCGCTAAGATTGAGGCGATCCAGCGCCGCGACGGCTACCCCTGTGCCTGCAGCGGCTTCGGCAATACGCCGGGTTTGGCGCTGCCATGCCGTCGTCAGCTGGTTGAACTCGACGCCGGAAAGGCTGGCGACGTAGTTGTACTGGCTCAGCGCTTCTGTGCTGGCTCCAATGCGCAGGTTGGTTTTCTGCAGCTGGTCGGCCCAGTTGATCTGGTTTTGCAGCGAGTTAGCCGCAAACATGCCCGCAATAGCACCGGCAATAGGCGCAGCGGCGCGGCGCAGCACGGCCAAACCTTGGCTAGTGGCGTTAACGTCTTGGTTAAACTGACGGCTACGACGTGAGCCGCG